TCGCCGCTCATGTTCTGGCTGTAAAATTCCATAATTATTTCAAGGGGGATGCGGACGGGGGCGGACAACGATCCCTCCTTCCGTCCCTCCCCGCATTTGGCCGCCTGGCGCGTTGGTGTCCGTATCTCGCGGGCCGTGTTGTCCGTGTCTGGACAGCCAGCGCCCTAAGACGCAAGCTCGCTTTCAGCGCGGGATAGGCTCGCTACCGACAAGCCGGACCTCTCGGACCCGGCTTCCCGCGCGCCCTTTGTCCGAGGCGCAAACCGAGAGCGCCCGCGTGACCACGAGACTCCGCGAGCTCGTCCGCCTCGATCGAGTGGGCCAGCTGCCGTTCTATAGCGACATCGGCAAGCGGCGCGGGCTCCTGCACTGCGTGTGCGAGGAAGATCCGGCGGCCTCTGCGGCGCACGATGCGCTAGGTGAGGGCTCGTCACTAGCGCTCGACTCGGACGTCGTGCTCTCCCTCTATATGCGGATAGCCCGTCGCACAGAGAGGGAGGCGCATGCCGCACTGAGAGCGAGCCGGTTACAGCCGAGCGACCATCTCATGCTCGCCCTTCGAAACCAGATAGAAGCACGCGGAGGCGGGGCGGCCCTCAACGCTCTCTCCCAGCGGTCTGATCTCCGCGGACGTCCCATCGGTAAGCTGCGGCCGCCGCGCACGGTCGTGTTGTGGTTGCTCGCTGATGCCTGCCTGCAAGCGGAGATCGGCGCGCGTCATATCGATTTCGAGCGGGACATGCGGTCGCTGGTCGCGAACCGCAATTTCGGCCTGGATATCCTCGAGGAGCGGATCCGGCGCGGGCATCAACGTGCCGATGAATACGCGGAGGCCTATGGGCGGGAGACACCGATCAGGCCGCCGGCCATCGCCGCTCTCGGCATCGAATACGCGCGGGACTGGCTGAAGCTGTTTGAATCGAGCGCGCCGCTCATCTGGCCGTCGGACCTCGGCAGTGTCGCAGGCGGCGCCAAGCGGGAGACGCCAACCACGATCGCTGAGCATGCGGCGCTCGGCGCCTTCGCGACGATCATGGCCGCGCTGATCAAGCCGCCGCGACATGAGCCGGTCGGCGAGGTCTTTGGCTATGCGCTGCCTGGCCTGGCTAGAAGACCCTTTTCCGCGCGCGTCGTCCGTCACCATTACCACGCTTTCCTCGAGGCGCGCGGCTTCGAGCCTTCAGCTTTGTAGCGCAAAGCGACGACCATCAATCGGGTCAAAAAACCCGGTATTGCTGTTCCGACATTTCGGCCGGACGTGCCTATGTCTTACGGCATGGCAAATATTTCCGATCTCAATATCCCCGACAAGATGAGCACGAGCGCCGCGGCGATCGTTGCCGATCTCCTCGCCCGCTATGTCGCCGAGCCGGGCGTCACTCTGACGCGCAATGACTGCGTCGCTCGCGGTCGCTGGTCCCTTTCGACTCAGCTGAATAAAGAAAAGGCCGGACATCTCTTGTCTATTCTCGACGGTGTGGCGCGTCGTGTTACTGTGCGTTCCTTTTACCAACACTTGGTTGATCTTGCGATCGCAAGTCATCCGCTCGGCGGTCCGGCGGCGCGAGCGCGTCCGAGACAGACGAAGAGTGGGTTCCGCCGCAAGCCCCACCTCCCGAACGAGGCGCAGCTCGCCGCCCTACAGCGGGCGAATACCGAGAGAGCCGCCGAAGCGAGAGCTCGCCGCGGCGCGCGGCGCGAGCCCGCGGACCTCGGTCCGGCCTGAGCATTCCTAGACCCCGATGTGAGCCGGGTGGTGTCTCACAAAGCAACGGCCCTCGTGGAGGAGGGCCGAGATAGAGGAGATATACCTTTGAAGACCCATAAGATAGTCGCTTACCCCTTCATCGGCAAGGCTCGCGCGAGATACCAGGACTTCTGGAGGGAGAATCCGCTCTTCCCCCAGCTGCTGCCCGGCGGCTTGATCATCCCCCACGGCGACGCGGTCTTCGTCGAGCTGCCGCTCGAGCGCGGCACGTCGACCTACCGATTCACTCCGGTGGTTTCCTGGGGATGTCGCATGGCCACGCCGCAGGAGCGACGCCAGCTTCCCGCGCTCTCCCCGGCGGCTGACCGCGTGACCTTGACGAAGCCCGCGGCGCATCTGCTCGATCGGCTGCTCAAAGAGGTCGCTGCCTTCGCGCCGGATGATCTGCCTGCGTCGGCGTCGCTCTCGGAGCGGGCCGTGCAGGGTATTGGCGGCTTCCTCGAGATGTTCGCCTTCGGCAGAGGGCTCGCCGAGGCGAAAGCCGCAGGCGACGGAGCGCATCGGACAGGTAAGGGGCATCCGCCCGGTAACGGTGCCGCGGCACCCGATCAGCACGCTGCCTTCTGACCGAATCCGCCCGGGAGGGCGAGGTGCCCGCCTCGCCCTCTCGTCTTGAGATCCGATCAATGGAGGTTTGAGCGTGACGTCAGAAGCAAAAATCAGCGATGAGATCAACAGCCCGGTGGGCGACGCCATGGCGGCCGCCCGGCCTCTCGCCGTCTACAAGGTGAACACTGCCATCCTCGAGACGACCACCGCCAGGTCGGCGCTCTTCATCAGGCCTCAGCATGAATCGCCCGATGAGGGCCGCCATTACCGCAGCCTGCGGGCAGCGCAGCGCACCGCTCTGCGCTTAGCGCGCGAGGAGGCGGGCGATTACGAGGACGCCGGCATTCGGGTCCTTTTCGTTGTCGGCGAGATCCGCGGCGCAAGCTCGGTCCGGGTCTTCGAGGTCGAGGAAATCGAGCTCGAGGATGGCGACGGCGACGACGACGAGGCCGAGTGATGACACAGGTCGCCGCCATGACAGCGATCGGGAGCGTGCGAAGCGCGCTCCTTGATCTCTATACGGAGCATTTGCGCTCCGGTGCACTGCCGACCGCCGCGCGCTTCTTCTTCTACGAACGCTTGACGTTGCGCGTGCTGAGCAAGGAGCGCCATGGTGCGCGCCGACCCGACCAGATCCTTCACGACACCCTCACCGATCTTCGCGAGGACGGCCGGATCCAGTGGGACGATATCGTCGACGAGACGCGCTCGGTCGAGGATTGCACGGGGCATGCGAGCGTCCTCGATGGCGTACTCGCCATATTGCCCGGTGTCGTGGTCGATCCGTGGGGCGGACAGGCGCCGTTCGTCTTGACCGAGAGTCGCAGCTTGGCCGGCGTGTTGCGCAGTATTATTTCCGAATACCGCGCGCGAATCTGCTCGACCAATGATCGGTGCGGCGGTTTTTTGCACACCAACATCGCGCCGTTGCGGCGCGCGCCATCGCCTGCCCGCGAAGCTCCGCGCCGAGCTCGAGGATCTCGGGGTCGATTGGTCTGTCGAGCACGGTGCCAAGCATCTGAAGGTGAAGATCGGCGGCCGCCTGGCCGCCGTCTATCCGAGGAGCAATGTCGCCGATCATCCACGCTGGCTCAAGATGCGCAACACCATCCGGAAATATCGAAAAGGACTGACGAGCCGTGACGACTCTTTTGACCGCAGAGGCGCGGCTCGTCGAAGCGCGGGGCGTCAAGCTCGCAATCTTCGGACGCCCCGGCGTCGGCAAGACTTACTTACTGCGAACCTTGTCTTCAGAAATGCTTGCCGAAACTCTATTTCTCGATGTCGAAGCTGGCGATTTGTCGGTGATGGACTTGCGGGTCGCGAGCTTGCGCCCGCAAGCGTGGCCGGAATTTCGCGATGTCGCTTGCGCCCTCGGCGGTCCGAACCGCGCTGTCGCTTTCAACGCGCCTTATAGCGAGGCTCATCATCGGAGCGTCATGGAGGATCCCGATCTCGCCGGCCTCGTGAATTTCAAGGTTCTGTTCGTCGATTCGCTAAGCGAGGCGTCGCGCCGATGTTTCACGTGGGCGCAGCAACAGCCCGAGGCGTTCTCCGAACGCGGCCGTAAAGATCTCCGCGCCGTCTATGGGCTCGTCGCCCGCGAGATGATTAGTTGGTTGCTGCAGCTGCAGCACACGAGATCCCGCCACGTGATCCTAATCGCGGTGCTCGAGAAGGTCACGGACGAATTCAACCTCGCCACCTGGCGGCCGCAGATCGAAGGCCAGCGCACTGCCAACGTGCTGCCCGGCATCGTCGACGAGATCTTGACCCTCGAATTCCTCGACTTCGGCGACGGTGACCCGGTGCGCTCCTTTGTGTGCAGCGAGCCGAACCCGTGGCGACTGCCGGCGAAGGATCGCTCCGGCAATCTCGACCAGGTCGAGGCGCCGCATCTTGGGAAATTACTGATGAAACTGACTTCGTCCAAAGCAAAAGGAGAGTAATTCATGTCCGCAATCGACTTCACCGATTATGAAAATGGCGAATTGATTCCGGCCGGGACCGACGCGATCCTGCACTTGAAAGTCAAGTACGGCGAGGGGACCGACAGCGTCCTGACCCTCACCAAGAACCGTGACGCCGAGGTCTTGAAGCTCGAGGCGACCGTCGCCGAAGGTCCACACGCGCGCCGCAAGCTGTGGATCGACCTTCTGGTACTCGGCACGACCGACAATCAGAAAATGATGGCCGATCGGAACAAGGCCATCTTGAAGTCGATCGTCGAATCGGCCCGCGACATCGATCCGGGTGATAAGAGCCCCGAAGCTCGTCGGGCGCGCACCTTGAATTGGCGCGATTTCGACGGTCTGCGCGCGCAAGCGATCATCGGTGTGCAGCCCGCGCGCACCGACAAGGAGACGGGGCAGACGTACCAGGCCCGCAATTGCATCGACAGGATCATCACCCGCAACATGCCGGGTTGGCGGGGACCGATCCAGCAATTCAACGACGACCCGCCATTCGGCAATACGCCGCCTGCTGCAGCTGCGCCGGCGGCGGCCGCGCCGAACGGTCCTGCGGCCGCGACGCCCGCGGCGCCGCAGACTCAGCCGATCGTCAAACCTGCGTGGGCCAGGTGATGATGCGCCCGTCCCACACCTCGGCCATCACGGCCCAGCAGGACGAATGGACGCGCCGCGCTGCGCGCGCCACGATCGACGCCTTCAATGACCTGATCGGTGCGCGCGACACGGATGCGGCGATCCCCGCGCGTGCGCCGGTCGGGAGGCTCAGCGACAGCGAGAAGGGCTGGCTGTGCAGCGCCGTCATTTGGAGCTGGATCTCCGCCCGGGCTGAGCAGGCGGCGCACGAGGGCTGGGATGCCGAGGCCGCAGTGCGCACGACCGGCCTAACCCCGGATCCGTGGGTCGCCGGCGCGGTCGCCGCGATCCTGCCGAAGCTCGCCGAGGCGCTCCCCGACTTCGACTGGGAGCGGCCGGTCGGCGCCTGGTCGAAGCCGGAGGTCGTCGAGTTCCTCACGACGGCCCTCGGCCTCATGCAGCACGCCATCGCAGCACGCGATCGCAGCGAGGCGCAGTATGCACCCAACGCGAACCGTGCGGCCAGGCAGATCAACGCCGCGGCGGGCAATCCTGCCATGACCGCCGCGGAGCTCGAGGAATTCAATCGGGATAAGCCTTATGGCTAGCATCGACTTCAGCGACGCCGACCAATACGACCAGCTGCAGCGTGCGCCGTTCAATGTCGCGCTCAACGAGCTCACCGAGCGCGTGGCCGCGGCTACGCCGCGATTGTCGCGCGACTACCTGGGCGCTTCGGCTGTCGGCGCCGAGTGCCTGCGCAAGGTGCAATTCGATTGGCTTTGCGCCTCCATTGTAGGGGCGCAGCAGCAACGTCGCTTCGATCGCGGGCACGCCATCGAAGCGACCGTGCGCACGCAGCTGCAAGCGGCAGGTTTGGTCTTCGCTCCGCCAGCAGCGCTGGCCTTCGAGGCCTTGGCTTATCTGCGCGGTCATGCCGATGGCCTGATCACCGCCGGACCGGCCATGCTCGCGGCCCACATGCGGCTGCCTGCCCTGTGGGAATGCAAATGTCTCTATGCCAAGGGTTGGCGCGACATCATCAAGCACGGCCTGGCGCACACCTATCCGATTTATGCGAGCCAGATTGGCCTCTATCAGCACTTCCTAAACCGCCGCAATCCGGTGCTGTTCACCGCGGTCAACGCCGATACCTGCGAGACCCTGCACCTGTTGGTTCCGTTCGACCAGGGACGGCTCGAGCGCAACCTCGAGCGCATTTCCGCAATCATCACCGCGACCCGCGAAGGGCAGCTGCTAGAGCGCGCCTATCGCGATCCGCAGGATTGGCACTGCGTGGCCCAGTGCGGGCATCGCGAGCGCTGCTGGAGCCTTCCGTGAGTGCAGCCGTGGGAAAGAGCTTCGAAAGCAAGATCGCCGATCTGATCAGGCGGTTCGGGACAAGCTTTGAAGGCGAAGTTCTGGCCGTGTGGACCGCGCTCAAACGCCTGTTGGCGTCGCGCGACGTCAGCTTCACCGATCTGGGCGATGCGGTCGAGAAGCTGGCGTCGGGCGGTCTCGAGGAAGCCGAGATGCAGCGCCTCTATGATGCCGGTTACGCCAAAGGCGTTTCCGATACACGGCGCGAGCAGGCGACGGCGCAAGCCGCCCTCGGCCTGCGTCCGGACGGCTCGCTGGATTGGGAAGCGATCGCGCTGCATTGCCAGCGCGAGAAATCCCGCATCGACGCCAAGCACCATCAATTCATCGACGACATGGCGGGTCGCCTGGCCTGGGGGCGTGAGCCGAGCGACAAGCAGGGAAAATACCTTCTGAGCCTGTTTCGCGGCATCGGCGGGAGGATGCAATGACGGTCGGCGTCGACCAGAATACGGTGCGCGAGTTCGTCAAGATCATCACCGCGCATGCGCTCGAGCTCAGCAAGGGCAACGGTCATCCCGGCGTCCTGCAACTCTGCTGCCTCAGCCCGCATGACGAGAAGATGATCCCACATCGCTTCGCGCTCGACGATGTCGAGAATATCGTCAAGACCGCGGTCGGAGCCGCCGAGGCGTCGCTCAACGTCTATCTCGAGGCGAGGATGGTGCGCGCCGATCTGCGCGGCTGCGAACGCGGCAAGCTCGAGGATACGACAAGTGTTTTCGGCCTGGTGGTCGACGCCGATCATGACAAGGGCAAGGGCGGCGAGATCTCGGCAAGGCCGAGCCTGGCGATCGAGACCTCGCACGGCAATTTCCATTATTGGTATCTCTTCGACCAGGCGATCAATGCCACCAAGGCCAGGACGATCGGCGACGCCATGCGCAAGGCCACTGGCGCCGATCATGACACCGGGGTCGTGACGCAATGCTATCGGGTGCCCGGCACGCCGAATTTCCCTTCGAAAGCCAAGCAGGCGCGCGGGCGCACGGCCGTCGAGCCGACCCGTATCATCGAGCAGAGCGGCCGCTTGTGGAGCCCGTCCGAGCTCTTGGAGGCGCATCTTCCCTACGTTCCGACTATCAAGATTGCTCCCTCGATTTCGCTCGCCATGATGCCGAACGGCGCCTCGCCGGCATCCGATATTGCCGCGCTGGAATCCTCTCTCCCTGACGAGCTCCTCGAGAGCATCCGCAATGGCGGCGTCAGCAAGGGCCTCGGTGTCGCGCAGGACGCGTCGCGCTCGGGCCTGTTCCACTATGTGATCGGCGAGCTCAAGAAGCGGCATTGGACAATCGAGCAGATCCATCAGCTGCTCGAAAGATATCCGGGCGGGATCGCCAGCAAATATAATGGTCGCCTCGACGAGGAGATCGCTCGTTCGTATGCCAAGGTCGAGAAGGGCGGCGGCGCCACGGCCTCTGCGGGCGCCGCTGGCGGAGTGACGGCTTCCTCCTCGCCTGCCTCTTCACCTGTGGGCCAGGCGCCGCAGGGGCCAGCGCCAGGGCCAGGGGCGGCGGGAATAGGCGCGACAGGAGCAGGGGCTACGGGCAGTGGCGGGAGCGTTCCGCCTGCCGCGGCAGGCCCTGGCGCCGCTCCGCACGTCCTGCCGACCATTCGGCTGCGTGACGGACAATTGCCGCACATCGTCCGCGAGATCGAGCGGGCGGTGATCGCCTCCGGAACCCCGATTTTCACGCGCGCCGGTGTCCTGGTCTTCCCGATCAGCGAGACTGTGACGGCGGCCAATGGCGGAAAAACGATCAGCGCGCGCCTCGGCGAATATGCGACGGATTCATTCATCGAGCATGTGGCCAGGTCGGCGATCTATCAGCGCCATGACGCGCGGCGCAGGGCCTGGGTCGACACTGATCCGCCGGTGCAGCTGGTGCGCATGCTGTTGGCGCGCGAGCACAGTTGGGGCTTTCCGCGCATTGCGGGGATCATCGTCACGCCGACCTTGCGTTCGGACGGTTCGCTGCTCGATGCGCCTGGCTATGATGCGCGCACCGAGCTCTATCTGGTGCCTGGCGTCACCTTGTCGTCGATTCCGGCGACGCCGAGCCGCGAGCAGGCTCTCGCGGCGCTGAAATTGCTGAAGGACCTGCTTTCCGAGTTCTCTTTCCAGCAGCAGAAATCGGGGCTCGATCGGTCCGTGGCGCTGTCCGGCATCTTGACGACGCTGCTGCGCGGCTCGCTCCCGGCAGCTCCGATCATCCTGGTGCGAGCGTCCACACCAGGAACGGGCAAGAGTTATCTCGTCGACGTGATCGCCGCCATCGCGACAGGGAGTGTCTGTCCGGTGATCAGCGCCTCGCGCAACGATGAGGAGAGCGAGAAGCGCATCGGCGCGGTGCTGCTCTCCGGAACTACCATCGTGTCGCTCGACAACCTCACCCATGACCTCGGCAGCGAGATCCTGTGCCAGGTGAGCGAGCGGCCGGTGGTTCGCATCCGGGTGCTCGGCCGCAGCGAAATGCCGAATTGTGAATGCCACACTGCGATGTTCGCGACCGGCAACAATGTCAATTTCAAGGGCGACATGGTGCGCCGCGGCCTGGTGTGCAATCTCGATACGCTCGACGAACGGCCGGAATTGCGCGAATTCAAAGGTGACGCCCTGACGCGCGCCTGCAGGGACCGAGCCACATATGTGGCGGCAGCCCTGACCATCGTACGCGCCTATCTCGCCGTTGGGGCGCCCACGGTCTGCAAGCCGTTTGGCTCTTACGGGCTATGGTCGACAATGGTGAGGAGCCCGCTGGTGTGGCTCGGCGAGCCCGATCCGGTCTCGAGCATCGAGACCATCCGCAGCGAGGATGTGGAGCTCTCCCAGATCCGCGAGTTCTTTGATCTGTGGAAAGAGCATTTGCGGCTCGACACAGCCTATACGACGGCGCGCATTCTCGAGATCGCCAACGAGCAGTCGTCCAATGTCTTTCAGGAGCACCCGCTTAAGGAGTTCTTCCTCAAAGTTGCGGCAGCGCGCAGCAGGGAGACGGAAATATCGCCGGAACGTGCCGGTCTCTGGATGAAGAAGATCAGTAAGCGGGTCGTGAGTGGGTTCCGCCTGGTTCCGGAGCGGGTCCGGTCAAATGTCGTCGCCTTCCGGCTCGTCCAGACATGATGAAGGGAAAGAGGATGAAGCTGACCTTCAAGGATACCTCGCAATTTGCCCATGAAGTGATCACGGCCGGCGAGTTCAGCCCTGAGGATGCTGCAATCTGGGCCGGCAAGCTTCGCGACCGCTATAGCGCCGCGGCTTTCGCCTCAATGCTTGAAAGGGTTGCCTATCTTGTCGCCGTCCACACCTGGCCGGTCGAGAGCCTCGACGTTCGAGACGAGCTTGCAAGACGACGGTCGGCGTTGCTCGGGCTCCGCGCCGACTTTCTGCGCCAGCAACGCCAGCATCGGCAACGTCGGCGGGTAAAACAGCTTGATGGGGTTGAGGGGGATCAGAGCTCAAATCCGATTGTCCATGATATTTAGCACGCGACACTGGTTTGATTGGGGTTGATTGGGGTTACCGGACAAATCTTATCCTGGAGTCGATTTCGCAGGCGCTAAATCTACTCAAGACGGGGATTTTACTCCCAACCCCAATAACCCCAATCAAACAGAGAAAAGTGGAGAATCAGGAAAATCATGCCAGCACAATCCATCTTCTTGAAAAAGAGCGATGAATCGACTGGGCCGAGTTCTGTCGACAAATTCCTCGAAAATGCGACGGGCGGTCCACAAGGCGCAGGAAGACTGATCTTCGCGCTCGATGCCACCGCGTCACGGGCGAAAACCTGGGACATGGCGCGCGGTCTGCAGGGCGATTTGATCCGAAAAGCCGCCTCCATCGGACCTCTCAGCCAGCAGCTGGTGTTCTTTCGAGGAGGCGCCGAAAGCCCACCGGAATGCAGAGCCTCGGAATGGGTCAACGATCCTGCGCACCTGCAAAAGATCATGGCTAAGGTCGAATGCCGCAGCGGCTACACGCAAATCCGTAAAGTCCTGGCACACGCACGACGCGAGACCCTGCAAGCCAAGGTCGCGGCCGTGGTGTTCGTCGGCGATGACTGCGAGACCATCGAGGACGGCCCGGATCGGCTCTACAGCCTCGCCAGCGAGCTCGGCCGCCTCGAGACGCCGGTCTTCGCCTTTCAGGAGGGCCACGAGCCTCAAGCCGAAATCGTCTTCCGCAAGATCGCCGAGCTTTCACATGGCGCTTATGGGCGCTTTGATAGCGGCGCCGCACAGCAACTGCATGATCTGCTGCATGCCGTCGCTGCCTTCGCAACGGGCGGCATCAAGGCTCTCGAAACGCGTCAGGACAAGGCCAGCAGGCTGCTTTTGACGCAGATTCGGAGGGAATAGCGCGGCCGATCGTTAGCGCGGGGCGGCCCGTCGCCGGGGAGGCGAGCGGGAATTTTCCTCGACGCCCGGGGGCCGATCAGTGTTAAACTTGTTGGTATGAGACCGTTTCAAGATCGAAAGCTGGACGGTTCACCGAGGCATCGGCACGCGATCGGGAAAATCTCGGCTCAGCAAAGTCATGTCACGAATGGGCGCGGGCTTTTGCCGAAAGTCGATCATCGATCGGCGCTGGCCAGGCGTTTGGCGGATGTGATCGCGAGTTATCGTGAAGGCCTCGGCGTGCTCGACGAGCGGCAGATGGCGCTAATCAAGAGCGCGGCGACTTGCAGCGTGCAACTTGAGCGCATGCAGGCGGCAATTATTCGGGACGAGCCGGTCGATGTTCGGCTGCTTGTGCGGCTGACGAACACGCAAACACGGGCGCTGCAGGCGCTCGGCGAGGCGAAGGAGAAGGCGCAGGCCCAGCCTGCCGGCGACCCCATTTCAAGGCTCCGGCAGCATCTTGAGCGGCTCGCACAAGGAGTACAGGGCGCTCGGAGCCGGGACGCGGACGAGGTGAAATAGCCTGGTCAATTCCCCATTGACGCCTCGGTGGGAAAACCATATCGAATCTCTCAACGAACAACGAGGGATTCAGATAAAGCTGTGGCCAAGGGGAATTTCGTCGCCTACTACCGCGTCAGCACGCCCAAGCAGGGGGAAAGCGGGCTCGGGCTCGAGGCGCAGCAGAAGGCGGTCCGCGATTTTCTCGACGGCGGTCGCTGGCACATTGTCGGCGAATACACCGAGATCGAAAGTGGCAAGAGCGACGCCAACCGGCCCGAACTCGCGAAAGCCTTCGCGGCTTGCCGGGCTCGGCGCGCGACGCTTGTCATCAGCAAGCTCGATCGGCTTTCTCGCGATGCCCATTTCTTGCTCGGCTTACAGAAGGCCGGCGTGAAGTTTGTCGCGGTCGACATGCCCGAGGCCAATGAGATGGTAGTCGGGATCATGGCGGTGATTGCCGAAGGCGAGCGCAAGATGATCAGCGCCCGCACCAAGGCCGCCTTACAGGCCGCCAAAGCGCGCGGCCAGCGGCTCGGCGGCTTCCGAGGTTACGTCCCAACCCGCGAGGACGGCATCGCCGCTACCGCTGCTCTGAAGGCCAGGGCGAAGGCTTTCGCCGCGGATCTTGCGCCGATCATCGGCGAGCTCCGCACACTAGGCATAACGAGCCACAACGGCATAGCCAGGGCTCTTACCGAGCAAGGTATCCCGACCGCTCGTGGCTCGTCGACCTGGACGGCTGCAGGCGTCGCACGCCTGCTCAAGACGCTCGAGGAATAAAGCCCTGTGCGGTCAGCGCTTCGCGCAGCGCGCGCCAGGGCTTCGAGCGCCAGGCGTCGGGGGGGTGGGGCGGGGTCAAAAGCTGTCTTCTAACTGCTGGCGGGGTCGGGGGTGGGGTGGCCAACGCCAGCGTGGGGCCCCACCATGAATCTGAAAGCATGCTTTTTCTGGAGCGCTGAATTTGTTGTGCGGCATCGGCTGGAGCCTTACCGACAGCTCAAGAATTAGCTTCAGCCCCGCTGG